CTTCTTTTAATTCTACAGACATTTTAACACCTGTTTCTTCTTCTATTTCTTCATCACTTTGAACGCTTCTATCAACGTCTGTAAATTCTAATGGCTGTAACGTAATAAAGTATAGGTTTAAAGCAATATCATTGTAAGCTAATACTTGGTCAAAGGAATCTATTAAAAGTTCCTGAAACGGTCTTATAACGGTATTATCCATAAGCAAGGAAGCTGTCTTTATTTCATCTGCATTGTTTCCTAATCCTGTATTGTCTTTTATACCTAAAAGCATTGGACTTACTACCCTATGTGCAACTAATACTTTACTTTGTGATTCATCTGACAAGAATTGGTATTGGTTATGTGCATCACTTAATTGTACAGGTGTAATTTCTGCTTGTTGTTCTTTATTGTCGTTAAAACTTAAAATAAATTTACCAGCATTACTTGATCCACTAAATTTTTGTGCTATTCTTGATTCAATAAGTTCACGTTCTTGTGGATTGGGTGTTCCGTTATTAAAGTTAATAAGCATTGAAGGGCTTAAACCATTCATTATGTTGTTCAAGTGATAATTAGATATTTCTTCTTCTAATTCTGCATATTGTATTCCACCTTGATAGTCCACAGGTGCATAGTAATAAAAACCTGACTTGTATGGCTTAATGTAATAGATTTCTATATTTTCTTTAGACATTCCATAAGCAGGTATTCTTAATGGTTTATCACTTGGTTTTAATTTAGTCCAATCCTTAAAGTAAAAGTATGCTGGTATATCACCATCTTCATTACATTTTTCTGCTCTTAATGTTTCTATTGGCATATGCTCAATTTGTGCAATCTTGCTTCTATCTTTAGAATAGATAACTTGCATAGCACATTGACCCATAAGTTTAAGATCATAACACAATTTTCTTACAATATCTTTTTTAAATAATGTAATCATTTGTGCGTATTGTTCTGGCTTTTTACTTGAATCTGTAGCACCTAAACCTTTGCCATATATTTGTTGGCTAATACCATTAATACAAGCATTGTTTGTAGGGCTTCCATTGTAACGGTCTATTAAGAATTGAAAGTAATTATTATCATCACCATAACCAATCCATTCTTGGTTTGGAACTTCAACTACTTCTGGACTTGTGTATGTACTTAAATTAACAAAACTAACTTCTGATTTTGAACCTTTTTTAATAAACTGCCCTAAATTATTTCTTTTTCTATTTTTCATATTACAATGTAATCATTATTATAAGAATTGTCTGTAATGTATTGACCCTCATTTATTTTGTAGTATAAATTATCCATTTGGTCAATATCTTGGTCAGTACAAAAAATTCTATCTTTGAATATGTCTACTATATTTGTAGTATCTATATTCCAAATTTCATTATATAACTCCCAAAGAAAATAATTAGTATTCCAAAAGTTTGGGTCTGAATATAATTTTATGTCGTAAAAATGACCTTCAACTAATACAGGACTAAATGCTTGACTAAAAGTTAAGTAGTTTCCTGATGTTACTCCAGTTGTTACCTCGTACGTTTGTGTTACATTTGTGCTATCATCTCTAATAGACAAAGTAAATTCGTCTGCATACGTTCTTGGTATTACTTTAAACGCTTGAGCTAATGTAGAAGTAGTTAATACAATCATTTTATATATAACGTAAGAAATAAGTTATTTTGTAGAAATGTTAATGCAAAAAAAAAGCACCCCAAAGGATGCTTAATTTTAAATACTAATATTATTAGTTTGGAACAATCGCTGCTGGATCAGCAACAATTAAACCAGAATCTAAAAAGTATGGTGCTAATTCTTCCATTCCTTCCATAACTAAAGTAAATCCTGAAAGATCTCCTGCAGCAGCCCCAGAAACTACAGTTCCTGAAACAAATTCCATTCCGTTTTCAAGTCCACAAAGGAATTGATTTCCGTAATAATCTTCAACAACAACATAAGGTCTTGCAACTGCTATTTGCTGTAATTCAGCTTGTGTTTTAGCTTCAAGGTATGTTAATGTTAAATTTAAAGTTTGAGTATAAAAAGTAGTTCCGTTTTCTCTTGAACTTGTTACAGTTGTTTCAAGTGAAGAATTACCTTTAACATCAAATTGATACCAATCTGGTTGTGTTCCTGTGATAGTTGTTACTTGTTTAGTAGTAGAATCTACTGTTACTCCTGTAATACCTCCAAAATCACCAAACCAAACTGTTTTAATGCCACCAAAGGCACTTTTACAAGGTAATTTTCTCCCTGTGTTTAATGTACAAGCCATAGTTTATATTTTTTTTATTAAAAAAGGGTAAGTAGGCAATAACCCACCTACCCTTATTTTGGTTAATTTAATTTATTAAGAATAAAGAACTACATCAGATCCAATTCCGTATTGAACACCAGCAGTAAATCTCATTATTACTCTAACATTCTTTGATCCATCAAGGTCAGCCATATCAATCAATTTTACAAGATTGTAGTCAGACATTAAACCTGTACCAAAGTATAAGTTAGATCTTTCAGCTGCAACGATTTTGTCGTTTGGAAGTCCATTAGCAACAAAGATTTTTACACCATCGATAGAAAGGTTTTCTTGACCTCCGAACCAAAGTGTTCCTCTATTGTCAATACCTCCTGCAACACCTCCACCGTTAGCGTCTGTGATAGCAGCGTACCCGCCTAATGCTCTAACGTATGCTTTAGCAACATTTTGTGGAACATATATGTATAAATCATCTTTACCATAAAGTGTAGAAGGAATAGCATCAACTACTTTACCTAATTCAGCAATTACGTTAGCTGAATTGATAGCAGTACCTACTACATCAATTACATCTGCATCAGCAGTCATTAATGGAATAAAACCATCAAATTCACCAGCAGTAGCATTAGCACCATTCCAGATATTTTGTTCTGTAGCTTGAGCAACTTCTTTTGCAACGTGTGCAATTAAGAAAGAAGCAAAGTCAGGTGGTAAGTTATCAAAAGCTGAATAGCCCATAGAAACTGCACCCCAGTCTGATTCAAATGGTGTTTTACATAATTCAAGGTTAACTTGAAATTGGTCAGGCTGTATAATTCTTTCAGTAAGTGTTACAGCACCTGCGTTTGTGAAATCACAAGATTCATCTCCAATTAAACCAGAAGTAGCTACTTTTTTAATAACTTCTTTAAACTTAATGTTTGGCTTAATTTCAATAGCACCTTGACTTAACGTGTTACCGCTTAAAAGAGCAGCAGCAATGTACTTACCTGCAAATTCTCCAGCATAAGTAGTAGTAATAGTTGGTTGTGGCATAATTGTTTTATTTTATTTATTTAATTGATTTAAGATTAGATCCATTGTAGAAGGGCGTCTTTTTGGCGCTATTCTAAAATTTTCTTTTTTAGCATTACCTCCTTCTGGATTGTGCTTTATTGGAGCAGCAGCAGGTTTAGATAATTCTTCTTTTAATTGTTCGTTAACTTCTTCGTTAAATTCTTCTTTGATAGTTCTTGATTTAGGTTGTCTTGAAACTTCGTCTTGTTCCATTTCAACTTCATCTTCTTTCATATCTTTTTCACCTACTTTAGATTTAAGATCAGAAATAGCATCTTCAAGATTCTTGATTCTTTTTTCCATTCCTGCCCAGTCCTCAACTGCAGCTTCATCATCCATTTCTTCTTCTTTTTCTTCTAAATCTTCTGTTTCATCTTTAGATTCTTCTTCTTTTTCTGGAACTTCGTCAGATACTTCTCTAACGTCTGCAATCAATCCTTCTTCTTCAATAACTACAAGTCTACCATCTTCAAGTAAGTATTCACCTACTGGCATAGCAACTTTTTCGTCATCAGTAAGAATAAAGATTTCTTTACCTTTTTCAAACGATTCTGCTTCTACAAGAGTACCGTTCTCTAATTTTTGTTCTTCAAGTTTTACTTCTATGTTTAGAAGCGTCTTGATTTGGTTTAACATTTCAGTTGATTTCATAATTATATATATAACGTGTTTAATTTATTTTTTTGCATTTTCAAACTGTTCTGGATATAACACCAATGCCTTGAGCCCATAAAGAACCATCACAACATTTTCTTGAATAAGTATTTTTGTCTTTACAGAAACAAGCACGACTTGATCCTTTAGGACTTGAATGACTTGGAAAAAAGTTTCTTGTTAGTCTACTCATTTATTTAAACGCTTGGATATGATTTTTTGTTAAAATTTGCTATTTTAGAAACTTTTAATAATAAATCTGC